ATTTATTTATATTAGATGGATTGCCAAGTACTGGACTCAAAAAGATCGCTTTTGTCTTTACAGTTATTTTATCCTCAATTTTATTAATATCAAAATTCAATGTATCCCATTCAATATCCACAAATACTGGCTTAAGTCTATTCTGATATAATACCGAAACGATTGTCGGGAATGTAGTCGGGGAAATAATTACCTCATCGTAGTCCTGCCAGTTAAAATACTTTTTTAATGCAGTTATCATTACCAGATTAGCAGATGATCCGGAATTAACCATCAGTGAATAACCAGAAATAAATTGCTTACTAAAAGCCTGCTCAAACTTATGCACATTTTCACCAGCAGAAATCCATTTACCATTCAAAAAAGCATCAATAGCTGCTTCACTTTCCTGATTATCCCAATAAGGACCGGAATAAGGAATAAACGTCTCGCCTGGTTTGAAATTAACACTATTGTAAAGATATGGAGCAACATGGTTACCTACCAAACTCTGAATATTATCTGTCTTAATCATAAATCAGGTGTTAAAATATGTTTTGCTCTATATTCTCTACCTTGTCTCAATGTCTCAAATACACGCTGGTTAATTGGCCATCTTGCAGGATCCCACATTACAGGATGATACTGATGAAGAACAAAAGGATCAGCAGTAATATCTACTTTTAATCCCAATACATCTATTTGATGAAGAAAATAATTATCTTCAAAAGCACATCCATCTTTAAATCTTTCGTCAAAGCCATTTAACTTAATCAGATTTTTGGCTGTAATTGCAGAACAAAAGTTATATCCAACTGGCCTGATAGTAGGATGATTGTACCACGATCGTTGCCCATCCATAGTACATGGTCGGTTAATCATCTCATATGATTCAGGCGTTTCATCCTTGCCAAGCGAATAACAACCAAAAGAAATATATTGACTATCTGTTATCTTTTTGGCATAACCCAATATATCTTCTTTATGATAACATTCTGAATGCTGCATAATAATAATATCGGGATTGTTATCGAGTGTATAAAGGAATCCCATATTAAGTATGCAGGTATAAATATGCACCCACGGCTCATTAGTAAATTTTATTATCCGAACTTTATAAGGCAAATCAGGAAGCTTAATATCCTCTATACTGTTATCATCAATAATAAGTACATCAAAATCCTTTGGATCATATTTAAGAAATGACTTCAGAGTCCATTGCAGGGATTCAGGACGGTTTAGATATGTCATTAAAATCGTTATTTTCATCTAAATACCCCTCCCATACTATGTGATTCTTTACAGGTTTTAAAATAATATTGTTCATCTTCGGGCATATCTTCAAAGTCAAAATAATACCAGGGCATGTGTTTTGCTGTATATGGCCGATTAGTCCTTAATGCATTATAAGAATGATAAGGAACTTTGTAGAGTGCAAACGTAGTATCAATAGCAGCTCTGAAATACATTTCATCAAGTGGATGCTGCCAAAATTGTTTCTCATATCCAGCAGGGTTAAAGTCAGTAGGCGGTAAATCATTTATCTCAAGCGAGAAACCGCATTTATCAAACTGCGGATAGCGTCTTAATCCTTCTTCCAAAACACTCAGAAAATCATCTGGGATGCTCGATAAGTCCAAATCAGGATCAGTAACAATATAATTACCTGTTATTCCAAGCCTATCCAGAATACCCTGTTCCCATACTACTCTGTAATTATAATTCTTATCCATATGGACAACTTGGTATTTAGTATTTCTATAATATTCTAAAAGAGGCGGATAATCGCTATTGTTATCAATAAATATCGGGTCAATACCATGACTATAAAGAAATCCTGCCATATTAACAGGTAGATTTAAACGGTTATATGTGATAATTAAGGCTTTCACTTTATTTTTGTAATACCACTTTGATATAAAACAGCCTTATGATTAGGAGGAGTTCCATCCATACGAGCATATATAAAATATTTCCCTGTAAGTGGATATACTCTTCTATAATGATTTTTCTTATCCTTATAAAAATAAGGAGGACTTATTTTAATAATAATACCTTTCTGATCAGGAAAATATGTCCTATAAAATCTATCCCCAATCTTAAATCTTAATCTTTCTCTTCTAATCCCTTTCATATATCTTAAATCTCGTGACAAACATAATATTCCGGTGTGTTGATTTTCTTACCCTCAAATTTCCGTAATTGCTTAATAAAAAGGAAATCATGCCCATATCCAGGTTTCTCCCAATGTAGTTTAAGCCTCGCAGCATGACAGATATTAGACGTACCACAATGACCATACAGAGTAATATCAATCGGCCGTTCAATAAACTCCTTGCCGTTCCATCGGAAGTCATTGTAATATAACCAGTCCTCAGTATTGTCCATCTGATCGTTAATAATCTTCAAATGATTCTCTCCCCATTTATCATCATTGTCAATATAGATAATATATTTACCTTTTGCAATATCAATCGCAGCATTACGGGGTTTGTTGCTCCATAACATTTCACGTTCAACTCTGATAAGTCTTATACGCTTATCTGTGAAATTATGCTTAACAATAAATTCCGTCAAAGCACAACCATCAGCTACAACTATTAGTTCAAAGTTCTGATATGTTTGTTTTAAAACGCTATAAATTGCACGAATAAGTTTTTGATCTTTATTAGTTGCCGACATAGGATAGTCAGCAAGTAGTGATTGTAATATAACTGAAAATTTCATAATTAAAATTTAATTTCATTCGACGGAGGAAGTATAGTTCCTGTATAACCTCGCCTTTTAAACTCATCAGTTAATTCTTGAATAGTATATTCTGATAACTTTTTAATTATAATGGAATTATAATTCTTATGCTCCCATGTATGAATTGCCATTTTCCAATTCTTCATTTTCTCTTTACCTATTTTCCATCCCTTCTGTTCATAATAAGCCATAAATTTAGCAGGATTAACATCATTCTGTCTCTCATTACAATATTTTTCGACATCCTCAATATTGGGAGGAATAATATTTTCTAATTTTACCGGCATTTTTTCAGTATTTAAATATCCATTTACACTTCCAAGTGAAATATCTAATTGTTCACTAATTTCTCTTTGTGAAAATCCTTTTTGATTTAAATCTTTTACCTGTAATATTTTAGAATCCAAAATCTCCTTTTTAATAATTGCTCTGGGTTTATTATGCGGAATATTCCCTTTCATAAATTGACCTTTTATATTTCTTTTTTCCTTAATCCTATTTTGAGCACAATCATATATATAATTAAGTACATTTCTTGCGTCTATTGGATCAAATCGTTCCTTTTTACAAATCCATACCGCAGGAGACTTACTTTCAAAATATCCTAATAATTTTGCTGCATAAGGAATTGCTTGATTTGTATAATAACGCTTAGTAATCCCAGCTGTATCCATTTTTAAATTATTATCCGCTATATATTTCATTTCTTTTAATACGGCAATAGTTTTCCCAATTGTTTTAGATTGAATATTTCTCATTTCATTAAATATAAAAAGCCCCTACGGTAAATAGCTGATAATCTACACCACAAGGGTAAGATACATTTACTTTCGGGGCCGTTAATTTGATTCTATTTTTCATTGGTGCAGTATCAGCTTCTACAAATTTACATAATATTTTTAATAAATAACTATAATAATGAATTTATTAACTGAAGTCTTTCAATGTTTATCTTTGAAAGTATCAAACAATCCATGACAAACTCCCAAGCAATCTTATTCATAGCAACCTTATCAACTTCACCTTTAAGAATAGCACGGATAGCCTCAGAAAAACTTACCCCATCAGTATATGATAACGCTCCCGGGACATTCCACCATGCAGGAACCACACAAACAGCACCGGCATATGATCCTTCGATATATGCTATATTACTCTTTGCCCTATTAAAAGCGTTATCATGAAGCGGCACATGCATACATGATGGTGCCAAATCAAATAATGTCTTAAAATACATAACGACATCCATAGATGGAATATTGGCTTTATTATTTGTATCAGCCAGAAACCACGGAGAGAATCCCATAAATATAAACCGCCATTCAGAGAAATCTTTTACAATCTGACTTAGCTCTCTGTTATAATTCATCAAATCAAAAATATGAGCTTCCGGTCCACGCCATACGCAATGATTTGTCCGTGGTTTTAATTCAGGACGTTTAAACAGCAGATCATTAAAAGCATTCGGAACAACAACAATATTCTTTTGAAATTCAATATAAATCTGGCGAAGATATTCTGTAGGGACACTGACAATATCGGCAAGTTTTAATATCCCTTTTATATTTTCCTGTATGTCCGGATTATTATAAAGAGCATAGGTCTGATTTTCAGGATTAACGGCAAAAAGATTATCATCATAATCAATCCATAACTTTATATTGCACTGTTTTATATAATTGCAAAGATTAAGTGACTCCCTTGAAAAAGGCCGTTGCATCATTATCAAATCAAACTGAGTGATAAGACTCCAGTTCATATTAGCCTGATCCCACTGGATAAGCGTAATATTATCATCTGTTTTTCTGCGTAAGTCTTTTATTACTCCAGATGAGCGATAAAATGCACAGGTATCAGCATTTTGAATTGTTAAAAAAAGTATCTCTGCCATATTTATTGATTTTGATTTTCTGTTCCTGATAATTCCGCAGTAGTATCACTCCTTAGTCTTTCTATTTCTACATCTGAATCTTCAATTAATGGGTTTTGCTCTACAGCTGTCTCTTTACTCATTATGCCTCCTGATACAGATACTCCAAGATTCTCTATAATCTCAGTAGTATTCTTCGGCAAATAGGGTGTAATAATAGGTTTTAATTGCACTGTCTTACATTCTTTTGCCAATGAAGTATCGATTAATGCTCCAATGGCTGCTTTAATAATATTCAATCTTCGTTGCAATCCTATCCCGAATGTTTCTTCTTCCATACGGACCGCCATGTGTGAATCAGTGAATAACATCTCTGCTGCGAATCCTGACATCTGACCTATCTTTATCATCTGATCAAAAGTGATATTTGGAGTCTGCGACATCTTACCGATAAATTTCTCAAGATTTGTCTGTTCAAGACTTATTGATTGCGGTTCTGATGCTAATTGTGCATAACTAGCTGTCGCATCATTCTCCATCTGTAACATACTGCCTGTTTGATTATCTATTATCTCACCCTGTATCTCACCTGAAACAATAAATATTGGAGAACCAAACTTATCATTCATACCACCATGATTCGATGTTAGTGTCTCATGTCTGTCAATAAGCGATTGTACATTATGCCATACTGGTTGTTTCTGGCAATAATACTCTACAAGAATTTTCTTTGCTATATTAGGCACCGGATTAGCAGGCATAAATTCTTCTGTGTCTTTTGACTTTATCACTACATCGGGATCAAGTATCCAACTCCCCTCTTTCTTGATATATTTATATTCAAACTCAGTAGTATATATATCTGAATGTTCGACTTCTTTTTCTCCATCAATTAATTTATAATCCCTGCGAAATGCAATCATGTGGCCATTCTTATCAAATAAAGGATAAAGTGTATCACCGAGTGATGGGGAAACGATTTTACTCCGCAGGGTGTATTTTGGTTTTATTTCGCCTGTCTCAATATAATACCAGATAACAGCAACTTCCAATTCCGATAATTTACGCCGAAGTATCTCTTTATTCTTGTAATCCATTTTATTATCATTCTGGATACGCTCAACAAGATTGACAAGTTCCTTTTCCTTATCAGTCTCTTTATCCCATATCACATTAGTTTCTACGGGAGATGACAATGTAAATGCTACTCTTTTCTCTGTAATGTCATTTTGCCAAGATAATCCTACACGGACAACATCTATCCATACATCCTCCCTTATAAAATCACCATTAGCATCTGTAGCCTCAGTTGCCCTTGATATCTTACGCCAGGGACGAAGTGTAACATCAAAAACATCATGCTTACTAATATCATACTGTTTAAGTGCTTTATTCTGAATATCTACATCAATCTGACGCTTAAATAACTTGGCAATCTCTTTATATTCTTGTTCCCTAATAACTTTTAATGCATCCATAATATTTTTAGTGTAAAATTAATAATTATACATGACCTACCAAACTATGTAAATTTGTTTTCCTACGCTTACCGATAACTTCCTCCAATATCACATAACGAGTACCATCAATAGCATGGTTAAACTCATCAACTGGTTTATTAAGATACCTGCCATCCTTATCCTGATCATAGACGTAGTTATCTATCTCTTTCTTTACATGAGTTGACTGCTTAGTTATTTTGATATTATATTCCTTCATCTTTGTAAGCCCAGCATTAACTGATCCTTGATATTTTTCAACAGCATGAATATTTAAACCAGCATTATGTATTTCATCAATCAAACGTGGATCAGCACTCTCTGATATAATTTTCTTATTTTGGCAATCTGCTTTTAATACTTTGATAATATCATTTGTCAGCATACGAGTACGATAACAAATTTCATCGATATAAAGATTATCTTCGTGTATTGCCACATTCACTATTGCAGTAGGGTCGTTAGTATAGCCAAAGTCCATACCTACCCAGCGTTTCTTTACCCATTCCGGTATATTATCTATTATTTCATAATCAGTGAATATACGCCCTTCTATCACAGCACGTAAGCCAAGTCCATAGACAGTCCATAGTGATTTATTCTTCCCTTGTAACTTCTCAAGATCATCGATAATTTTTTGTTCAAGAAATGGATTATCTTTGTAAGTACTGATAAAATGATATGTATCCGGATCTTTATTGATTTGTTCTATCCAGTGATCTTCTGAAAAAGATGGGTTGTAATCCAGAACAGCAAAAAGAGTGGTCCTCATTACAAGCTGCTGCCATTCCATATAACTAATCTCATTCGCTTCATTAGCAAATAGTATTCCACGCTTACGCCCTCTTATCTTCTGTTCATCATCTGTTGAAAAAAATTCTGCCCAAGAACCATTTCCGAATTTATAAATCAGCTCTGTTTTATTGAACTGCTTATCATTCCATATACCCATCCTATAAAGTACATCTTTAAAATCAATCAATACTGATCCCTTGAGTGCCGGTAATGTCTTACGAATAATAGATAACCGAACATAATTATGCTTTAAAATGTATTCAACCAGATATATTAGAATTGTTATTGTTTTAGCACTTCGACTTGATCCCTGAGCAGAGATTACAGATTTGCCTTGTGATAACCCTGAATCAATATTATTATACACTTTTTTCGCTACTTGGATTTTCTTTATCATCTATTTGATCTGATCTATCAATAAGTTCAATAATAATATGTGTATTCAAATCTTTCCCACCAGCTCCGGTTAATTCTTGTCTATCCTGCCATTCCATATTCTTGAGTGCAAATATAGCTCCAGTAGGTGAATTACCAGATAATCTTTTTTCATATTCGCATTCAACTTTTAACTTAGCCTTTTTTATTATGTTTACAAACTCTACCTTTTCTGAATAATCAAGTAATGATTTTCTTGTACTGAATCCTAATGATAAAGCTAATCCTGTAATGGTTGTAGGTATCTTATCATTCTTGCATTTTTTAAAATAATTATCGCAGGCTAATTGTAAATCTTCAGGATTAGTATAAAAAGAAGGTCTTCCTCCTTCATTACCCAATGCATTCTTATTTCCTTTTGGGGCTCCCATAAAACTTATTTCTTATGCTTAAAATATTCAATCTGCTTGAGGCGTTTCTCAGCTTCTTTTCTACTCATTGGTTTACTCAATTTCTTCCCTTTTTTTGAATAGATAATACATTTACCTTTCTTACAACGTATCATATAGCAACTATATTAAATTCCTTTTGCAAATATATATATAATAATTAACAATAAAAAAAGCCTCTCCGATTTGAAAAGGCTATTTTATCTGGAATAATCAAATTATTCATTATCAAAAACATCTATTGGTATGTTTTTTTCATGTCGCTCCCGATAATCATCGACAATTAAAATAATTAATGTCAGTAAACCACCTAAGACAATCCATAATGGTAATCCCAGAATTAATATTGCCCAATTTAATATCCGTTTCATAGCTTAAATTTTATAAAATGCAAATTCTTTTATGTAATCTGAAATGCTTGTCCCATTCATATCCTGGCGATTCACCGCTCCGTCAGTCTCCAAAAACCGCCTTACTCCACCTATTCCTCCTAAATGAGCTCCTGCTACCAATCCTGAACGTGTTATAAGCACGTTTTTAATCGTTTTCCCGATGTATTTATTCATTGATGACAGATATATTGAATTAAGCTTTATTAGCTGTCTGAGGGCTTCTAATTGCATCTCAGGAGGGAATATCCCGGGATTCCTTAAAAAGCTCTTTGGAGTGATATGCGAATAACCTAACCGTTTTAATGTCGGATAAGCAAATTGATACTCTCCCATACAGTTGATACTGTTCATTGTTTTCCAATTATTACTGGATTCCTTATAACCCAGATCACGAGCAAAACGATCAAGCTCTCTGTTATATCGTTGTCGTAGAAACTCTATAAATAACTCTTTTCTGGATTGCTCTGCTTCACTTGCTGAAATAACAGGCGCAATGCAAAGGGAAGGAATTATAGTTAATAATATGCAAATGATTAATTTTTTCATGATTATTCTTTTTGTTTATTATCTTTTATCTCATTATCACGCATGGCCTTAGCGCCATGTATTAATCCTGTTTTGTATTCAAAAATAAAAGGCATTATTGTATCTTCAAATACTTTATCATTTAACTCCCATTTTTCCGCCCATTTTTCAATCTCTTCATCCGTAATCCCTGGCTGCTGTGCTTTCAGGGATAATGCCCATTTGATAAAATACTTTATTGCGAATCTCATTTGATATTGAGTTCGTTTACTTAAATATTGTGGACATTTATCAATATACCTCCCCAATTCTTCTTCAATCATCTCATTCGTTATCGGTTGCTGAAACTGAGAAGCATATTCTTCCATAGCTTCTAATACATATCTTACCTGAATATTTTTAATGCCAAACCTATCCAAATAAGTAGTATAATTTCTAAGTACTTCCTCTGCTGTCTTTTGAGGCTTCTGCTCTTGCAGTTCCTTCTTAGTAATCTTCTTCATCTCTACATCTATATTTCCATCCATATTTTGATCGCTCGCTACAGGATAAATCTTCTACCCTACCAAAGGGACTATTCCATGGGGTAAAAGGGTCATCTTTTCTCATTATATCATTATGAGGTGTAAATGGATTGTCCTTATATATTGGATTATTCCATGGTTGAAAGGGGTCAGTGTTTTTGTACATGATTTCTATTTTAAATTAATATTCATTGTTCATTATCTTTTTCTGGTACCGCTTCGACACTTCCATATTTCTCAAGAAATGGTTCGACTTTTTCACTTAAATCATAACCTTTCTCAAGTAAGATTACAGCATTATTGAGCTGTTCTTTAGCAATTGATAAAAGCACTGGCATAAGCACTTTACTTTTTTCACAATTTTCAAGATTGATATTTGCATTTTCCAATGCTTCCAAAATCGTTACTGCCATTTTTATAATTTTAAGTTAATATTCATTATTCATTATCCAATCTCATTATCACGCATGGCTTTAGCACCTTTAATTAAATGTTCTTTTTTTACAAAATCAATTTGTAATCTTTTATTTGTATTGAAAATATCTTGAAATTCAGATGTAGATTTTCTTTCTGCCCATTTCTCAATCTCTTCATCCGTAATCTCTGCGGGCTTCTGAAACTGAGAAGCATATTCCTCCATAGCTCGTAAAATATCTGCTTTAATATAAACTAAAACATCCGCTTTCGATTTAGTATCATAATAGAAAGTCGGATATTGATTTAATATTTCCTCTGCTGTCTGAAGCTTCTGCTCTTGTTGTTCCTTCTCAAGTGAGGCAATTTCATGTAACTTTCCATCAAATTCTTTTTCCCAAAAATTAGGGATTCCAAAATGCTTTGTAAAGTCAGATAAATACTTGGTGTAAAGCTCTATAATTTCCCGCTGCTTCACTATTATCTTATCTCTTATATCCATGACTTTATTTATTAATGATTAGTCTTTTTGTTCATTATCTTTAGTAGAATTAACACAAGGTGGTGCTTTAATGTATTCACAAGATCCATTATAATATAACCAAGGTAATCCAAAATGTTTTTCTTTAATCAATCCGCAATTCAAACATTTATACCAACCCTTACCACCTTTTTCCCATTTATGCTTTTTCATTGTTTATTTCTAAATTTATTGTAGCAGTGCAGGGAGTCGAACCCTGCCTCCTGGAACCATTACTCCTGGAACCCACGACTGCCTATTTTTTACGTTCCTCCTTAATATTTAATTTCTTCTCTAAATAACCGGGATGCATGATCATTAAATGCTTACACAAACCTCCCAAAGTAAATCTCCTGTTATTTTTCTTTGGACATCCCCTAACTGGACATTTAAAACCAAATTCTGCAAATTGTGCTCTATTGCTCATTGTTCATTATCTAATTTCATTATCACGCATGGCCTTAGCACCAATAATTTTATAGGCAATTACAGAATCTGCTTCTGGACCAGAAGGAGTATTTTCACAAGCCCATTTCTCAATCTCTTCATCCGTAATCTCTGGAAGCTTTTGCTCTAACGCCTCATAATATTTTTCCTGGATTTCATCCAATTTCTTATAATCCTCCATTGTTAATGGCACTCCACATTTAAAATCTGGCTCAATTAATTTACCATTAAAATAGATTTTGTTATTGTTACCCTCTGTAATAACATGAAAAACCCCTTGTCTTTTCGTTGACTTCTGCTCTTGCAGTTCCTCCCCAAGTGAGGCAATTTCATGTAACTTTCCATCAAATTCTTTTTCCCAAAAATTAGGGATTCTAAAGTTAGAAAAATACTTGGTGTAAAGCTCTATAATTTCCCGCTGCTTCACTATTATCTTATCTCTTATATCCATTATCTTATTTATTAGTGATTATTCTTTTGAGTTTTTATATATTTTACCACACTGACTACATCTTGCAATTGGAGGTTCAAGGGATTCAATATAAACATCAGGTTTATTTATACAAGTACAAAATTCTTTTTCCTTATGTTCACTTAATTCAGCAAGAATGGCATCAGCAAGTTTTTCTCTTATTAATTGACTTTGAGCATAACCAGCATATTTATTAATTAAATCAATCAATTGTCTTCTTTCCATGACTTTATTTATTAGTGATTAGTTCTTTGCTTATCTTATTTAAATTTGCAAATTCCTCAAAATATTTTTCAGCATATTTATTATATGCCAATGCAGCTTCTTCTTCAGTATTAAATCGGCCAATCCTTTTATATTTACCATTAATTCTTATTCTTGCTATAATTTCTTCATAATCAAAAATTCTTCCACTTGTTGTTTTAAAATGTCTTTTTTGATACATAACACCAAGATATTTCGATCTGCCTTTGGGAATTTTATTTCTTTGATTTTCGGAATGAGTACATGCCCTAATGTTGGATTTTTGATTATTTAATAAATTATGATCTCTATGATCTGTTTGAATCTTGGAATCTGTTAATCCCAATATAACTCTATGCATACGATAATTATATTTTTTACCATTTAACCATCCTCCTCTTATTGCATATCCATCATGATCTGTATGCCATTTCCATTGATTTAAATATTCATAATCTTCATCATCCACTAATGCGATTTCTCCGTATGTTAATTTAATTTCTTTCATCTTACCCGTTTATTTATTAACCCCGAACAAAATGTAAGTGGCAGGGAGTTCGGGTTTCCTTTTCACTGGGCAATTACCCCCAGTTATCCACTTACAAATATACATAATATTTTTCATTTTATTTTATTTCAGATTTAATCTCAACTTTTTTGTATAGTTCCATGATTATTAATAATTATCATCAAAATATTCATCTTCTTCTCTTTCGTTATTATCTATTTCATCTCTGCAATTTTCACAGACATCATCATTTTCTATCCAACCCGCGATAAATGTTCCACAACAACAACAATATCCATGTTCTGCTGCATGTTCAGAACAATAATATTCATGTAATTCATTTTCCCATTCAGGATGATTTTTATCATAAACCGATGGAATCGTACATTGGATTGCTGAATTTTGACATCCATGATGCTGACACATTGGAACATCAGTTATTCTTTGCTCAAATTCAGCTTTCATCGCCAAATTAAAAGAAATATCATTGCTTTTATAAATCTTTTTCATTTTTGCAATATGGTGTTTCCATGATTATCTATTTTTTGTAAATATTATCATTTTTCAGGTGCCGCTGGCCTCACGCAGCTTACCAGTACACTTAATCTCAAAATAATCTCTGCCACAGGCCAGTTCTCACACCTGTTATTATCATCTATTCCTTTTAGAATCAATAAGATCCTACCATTTATCAAAATTAATAGATTTATATTTGACAAGTTCAAATCCATCAGGAGTGGTTGAAATACCTTTTCCTTCTTTTTTTGAATTAGCTAATGCTTTTTCCTTAAAACAATCCCAAAATTCCCCTTTTGTATAGATTCTACCAGTAAGAATATTTTTAAAATTATATCCTAAATACTTAAAATGAAATTTCGCATAAGGACTCATTCTCCTTGTATTTTCAGGATCAGAAAGAACATTCTCAATTTTCCTTTTTTCTGTTTTCATCTTTTATATTTTTTTACTTGAATTTCTATTCTATTAAATTGTTCTCTAAAATGCATATCTGTTTCATAAAGATTTTGAATAGTTTTTTTGGCATGATTAACCGTGGCGTGATCTTTATCGAAAATTTCACCTATTTCTTTCTCAGTCATTCCACTATATCGCCATAGCATAACTGAAACCAATTGTCTTGTTATAACATAATTTCTACCTCGGTATTCCGTATTATTAAAAGCATTAATACCTGTTTCTCTTTCAATTTCATTCGCAACTATTCGTATGAAAGATTCATTTACATTATGTTTCTTTTTGCATCTCATCGAAATTACATTCCAGTTATTACGTGTTTTAAAAATATTCGGTGATACCATAGTTTCCATAATTTTAACTTTTTCATGCCACTAACGCCATATCCCTGTACTTGCGGATAAACTCCCGGTACAATACATCCAATCGTTCATTGTCCCTGTAACGATAACAATACAACGCCTGGAATTTATCTCTGATCCATTTAGCTCGTTTGGCTGTTATTGGCTTATCCAATTGCTCAACAAGCTCCCTGTATTCCTTTTCGTAATCGGCATATAATAAAACTCT